AGAGGCATTATAATAGGTGCTAAAGCCATAGCTGTGCCAACAACTCCAGCACTGCTATGCTCTCTTCGCTTTTTTGTTTTTTTATGAATTGCAACATTTTCTGCATTTGTAGATTTAAGTGCTTTTGCTCTATTTTGTGCATCTTTAAGAGAGTAAAAAGCTGTTTGTTTTGTAGCCCTCTCAATCTCTTTAGTCTCTCTTAAAATAGTTTTTAATGCATTTTTACTTTTTTCTATTCCTAAATTTATAGAAGTAGCACTAATTTGTGCAGATACTTTTCTTAATTTTCCTAAATGATTTTCTAAAGATGTTAAATTTCTTTTAAGAAGAGGAAAGCGTGTTTTTTTTAATAAATCTATTTTCTCAACTTGCTTTGCATACTTATAGATACCGTATGTAGAAGCTTGTAAAAAGTTAGCACCTTTAATAGCACTACTCATAACAATATTAATCGATAATGCGGTATCTCTTGCAGTTGCCACTTATTTTCCTTTTTTTTAAAAACAATACCCTTTATTGAGCCTACAAAGTAGGCTCTAAAAAGGCATTACAGAAGTTTATTTAACTCTTTTTGTAAGCCATCGCTAATTTCAAAATGCACTGTTTTTCTTGCATCTTTATTTACAACAGTTCCATCTGGCAATGTGTAGCTACGAGCTTTTAAGTTTACAATTTTAAGTGTTCCAAGCCCTTGCATCTTGATGCCATAGCCTTTTTTAACACCATTGATTGCCAAATCAATCTGAGTATCCATAATTTTGTCAACCAAACTTTTTGTTACATCAACACCTTTTTCTTTAAGTGCTTTGTAAACAGCCTCTCTTGCTTCTTTCTCGTTAATTGTGTTTTCTTTATTCATAAGAAACCCCTTTCTTTTTTTTATTTTTCACACCTCAAAGAGGAAACCACACGGGAAAGTATCACAGCTTAGATAAACTAAGCAACTCTATTTTTTCTTTGTGCCTTTTAACAGCAATTTTGTAAAATTTATACCATTTTGAAATTGCCATTTTTTTTTGTTTTTGAACTGTTAAACCAAAATACTCATTTACCAAAGAGTAGGCTTCAAGCCTCTCTTCGTCTGTTGCTTTTAAGCGAACTAAAAACCCGCTAACTCTTTTAGAATAGTCTCTATGTCTTTTCTTGCTAACTTTTTAACTTCATCATAGCTAAGTCCAGTTGCAACAGATATTTCAACAAGACCTGTTAATTTGCCTTTTTCGACCTCTCTATAAATTGACTCTTCGTCCTCCCCATTTAACTCATTAACAGTAACTACTGTTACTTCAATCTCTTTATCATCTGCTTCAATCTTTATTGTTTTTCCAAATGGATAAACTCTACTTAATGCTATCTCTTTACTTTTATACTCTATTTTGCTCATTATCTAACTCCTAAATTTTTTGCAAATTGTTCTAATCTATTTTTACCATCTCCACCCAAATCATCTTCAAGTGTGCCTCTATTCCATTTTCTAACAACTACATTATTGTATTTTTCTTCATACACATCTAATCGAACAGTAAAAGTTCTACCTGTTTTTTCGCCCTCTTTAAATTCTGGCGACATTTTGTGCAATTGACCAGAAAAAGAGATTTCTACAGCTCTATCATCCCCCTCATCTCTTACATTTCCTCTTAGAACAATAGACTCTTCATCTCTAAAAGCTCTAATAATCTTTTCTGATAAATCAAAGATAGGAACTGTAATTTTTGGGCTCTTTGGAATACCTGTAGCTTCATCATCTACAACTTCTTGCTCCCAATCTGGTAACTTTACATCTCCTGTCTTACCAAAGGTGTTTTTGCCACCAACCACTACTGCTAAACCTGTTAGAACAGAACTATTACCTAAACCTTCTTTTGTTGCCATCTATGCTCCCTTATTGATTATTTGCAATTAAATCTGCATAATATTCTGTAGTTGCGAGTGGTTGAATTACAATAGTTCTTACTCCAACATTTGCACCATTGTCATATTCCATATAAACAGTCCCACTTGCAACCTCGCTTGGAGTATTTTGCTCACTCCACCAAGCTTTTGCACCAACACTCGCACCTGCTTTTACTGCTTTTCCTAAAAATGTGTTTACATCTGCTTTAGCTAAAGCAAACACATCAGTTACAGGTCTGTGCTTATGTCTTTTTAGAGTTTTTTGTAAGTTTTCATTTAATCCATCAAAAAGTCTTACAACTTCCAACTTATTAAAAGTTTGATTATCTGTCGGAGTCTCAAAATTATAAAGTCTCCAGCCATCATCATTTATAAGCAAAGCTCCTCCAGTATTTACTATTCTATTTACTTCACAAGTATCCTCGCCCTCTTCATAAGTTAGAGGAACTGTCGAGCCTTCTACATCATAAATAAGTCTATTTGCATGGTCAAATGCAAATCCAAACTCTCCAAGCTGTGCATCCCAATAAGCAATATGACCAGCAACTACTGCAGAATTAGGTTTTTGCAACTGCTTATCTTCAAAAACACTCCAAGCTTTCCTATAGAAAGGAAATACAAGCTGTCTTTGGCTCCCAAGCTTTTCAAGTTTTGTTAAAGCCGTTTGAACAGAATCTAAATTTAAATCTACGATAGATATAGTTTTAGTTCCAACACTCAAACTATCTAAAGCACCTCTTACTGTATCATCATGACTAAACCAACCTGCAATAGATATTCTTACTTTATTAGCACTTCCAAAAATAGTTCTTGCAAGTTGCAAATTTTTTACAGCTTCTACTATTTTACTTTTCAATTTTGCATTTCCATAAAAATCTTTTGGACTCTTTTCTGCCTCTGCTTCTGTAATTCCAACCACACTTAAAACCACCGGTGATTTAACATTTTGTGCCTGTATATCCCACAAATCCTCTCTTGCAGTTCCTACAACATCTTTAAAACTTTTTAAAGCCTCTTCAGCACTACTAAAAAGAAGTAAACCTTTTTGTTCATCTAACTGCTTTTTTAACTCATCACTTAATTGTGCCAAAACCACTGCAACCACTAAACCGATAACAGTTGTAGAAGTTATCTTAGTAGCTACTGCACTTTTGTTTTTTACAGGTAAAACTTTTATTCCATAAGGCATCTATCTATCCTCCCTTTCTATTGTTATATTTGTAGTTTTGATGTCATAAACAATCGCATCTCCACAATTTCCCCATCCTATAACTTGCCCATCTGCAACGATTTGAAAATCACAACACATATAACAAGCAACCGTGCCATCATCTCTTTTTTTATAAAGATAATGGTTACTCTCATCACCAAAATGCTCTTTTAGTTCTTGCAGTTCTAAAGTAGCATTACTCTCTGTTTTACTCATACTTCACTCCATACTTAAATCTATGATAGAGCTTGACAGCTCTTATCATCATTCGTGTCTTGAAACTATCTTCTATCTGTAAAAGCAAGTAACTAAACCAAACATCAGCCTGTCTATACTTTTCCAAGTTGCATAAGTAGTCATGGACTATTACAGCAGGGAGATATTTTGGTTTAAATGGTGGAATAAACCACCATAACAATCTTGGAATAGTCGCTCCATCACTTTTAAAACCTGCAGGGATAACAAAGTCCTCGTTGATTTTATAATCTTTTTCGAGTATGACTTTATTGTCGCTTGTAGGAGAGAAGATAGGTTTTAGCATTACTGCACCTCAGGAAATGCTGGAAATGCTGGATAGTTAGGCTCTCTATCCTCTGCCATAGCTTTAAGCCCCTCTTCTATACAACTCTCAGCCCACGCCGTGCGAAGTCCGACTTTGACCAACTTTTCAAACGCTGGCTTTTGGTCTGCTGATACATCTTTCAGCACCGTAGAGATTTTTTTACCACTTTTGACCGCTACCACCATACCCACGACCTGAGCCTCGACATCACTCACCCCTTGGGCTACCAAGTTGGTGCGGTGGTAGTTTGTCCACATCATATCTTGGCTCTGTTTTCTGTCACCATAGTATTTATAGATATGCTCTTCAATCGGGTTGGTTGCCTCGGTGTTATCTACAATTTGATTTTGTTTTTTACTTTCTGCCATTGTTTATCCTTTTAGTGTAGTTTTGTTCCGCTAAAGTTGTAGCTCATTAGCACTTGGTCGCCTTCCTCTGCATTATTCCAAACTTGGAACTCCAAGCAGACTTTTTCACCTTTTTTAAGATAATGGATTGCTGTAGCTGACGCACCTTTTCGATACCATTTTTTTCTTTTGTCGCCGTCAATAAGTCCGCCATCTTCACCAATCCACATTTCACCGATTTTATCCGCACCCGTTCCGTCACCTTGTGGCGTTTTGTTTGCGTCGTATCGGTTGATATTGATATGCATATCTTCATGCCATTTTGGCTCGTTGGTAAAATCGGGGTTACTTCCGTCTTTGTTTTTACCCGTATATGTAGAGACAAAAACAGTAGCCGCGAAAAGATAAGAGCCGTCACTTGGTGCGGTAAAAATACCCGTTGTCGGGTCGTATGCACTGCCTCTGTTTGTCTCTGTATTGTCTGCTTTCAGCACACTTGGAAATGTAACATTAGGCTCAGCCCCCCAAGAAAAATGATTAGCACTAAAGCTAACTGTTTGATTATCTTTCCATGCTTGAAGAGACGCGATTTTAGCCTTGACGCTATTGTCCCATTTTTTGAATTGACCCGTTACAAGGTCATAAACCTCTTGACTTTTTTTGATTGCTAACTCAAGTTGTGTCATTGTTTAACTCCTTTGATTTCTAAGTCTAAAATAGACTTTTGGTTAGTTGTAATTAGCCCGAATAGTTGAGAGCCTAAGCCCTCTACATATTTAAGCACCGCCGTTTTATCATCTTCAAGCCTTTTAAAGAGAAGATTGATTTTTTCTTCTGTTTCTTTCTCTTTGTTTAGCTCTGCAATTTCTGCTTTTAGGATAGATAGTTGTATAGATGATATTTGTTGCCAATGTGGCACTAAAAGCAAGTCCATAGCCTCATATTCTGTGAGATAGTCATCTTTTTTAAAAATGATATTGCCTGCTTCACCGCTTACCGCAAGTTTTAAGACCTGCTCACCGCCCACACCCTCTACAAATTGAATTTGTGGCGTTTCTACTTCTGTAATGATTTTCCCGTCGTTGGATAAAATTCTTATCTTCTTATTCCAACTTGTAAAATGTTCACTCTTTGGGATAACAAAAGTAAAAGTCAAAACGCCCGACGCGTCAAAAAAGATACGGTGAACTTCACCCGTATGGTAGCTATGATTATGATTATCAATCAAGACAAACTTACCATGCGTTAGACTGTCGTATAACTCATTTTGTAGGATTTTTAAGCCCTCTTTGTGTGGTATGGCTTTTAAAAATTCCATACGATTGCACCTCCTATAATTGGTTTTGTGATTGCCTTAAATGGTGCTATGTCATTATCAAGATTGATACTCATCGCACACACACCGTAAAGCTCTGCCTTATACTTAGATTGTGGCATTTTAATAGTGAAACCGTTTAAATGGCTTCTTACATTTTTAGCTCTATCTATCAAATTCCGTGTAAGTTTGAATTTTTGTTTGTCATAAACTTCTGTTGTATCTGCTTTTATAGATACTTCTACTCCAAACTCCCCTCTTTTTAGCTCACTATTATCAAACCATTCAAGCAGTTTCACATCATCAAAAACACTATTTAAAGCATCTTCAACAGCTCCTACAGTTCCTTTTTTAGTCCTACTTTTTAGAGTGTTTTTTAAGTATTCTCGTGCCTCTTTTTCGCTTAGACCTGCTATATCAACATTTAGATAAACTGCTAAATGCTCTAATACACTTTTTTCACAAGTTAGAGGATCTGTGCTAAGACAGCTATAATCCTCTTTCGCACTCTCATCCAAAAACTCTGCAAATCTTTGGTCTTTTAAAGAAGAGTTAGAAGGTAAAAGCATCAGCCCACCTCCCTAAATTCAAGCTCAAGGTTAAAATCCTTTATTACACTTACATCATTTACGATTATGTCTTTAAAACTACTCTCAACCCTAACCACACCATCCACATGACACTTTTTGAAAAACTCACTTTTTGGTAAATCCTGCCCAATATAAAAAGCATTATCAAAATTTGCTCTTATCTGTTTCTCTATCTTTCCGCTATTCAAAAGAGACTTCACAAAAACTACTGCACTCCCTTTATAACCCATATATGCAGGTTTCCTAACTCTCACTTTATCACTCAGCGGTCTTACATATCTATCATTCAAAGAGTCAGTAACCTTTCTTATCATCTCATCATCTACACCACTAAAACTATGTATATAAACATCAACTACCATAGGCTCAGGAGAAACAACAACTACATCATCTATCCTACTATCAGCACTATAAGTCCAGTATTCATAAGCCTCACGACTTCCAGCAGTAGAAAACCTACTAAAAGAAGAGATTATCCTAACTCTATATCTATCATCACTTTCAGCCTCATCACCACCCTCAAAGCTCTCTAACTGTTTAGCTTCTATAACAAACGGCATATCAGTTACTATATTTTCAGTCTTTACATCACTTTTCTTTACAAAGCTTTGCAGTGCGACTCTACCTACTGCTTTTAACACTCCAGCTTTTATAGTTACATTTTCAAGCAAAACAGATTTATACTTATCATCTTCACTATTCAAAACAGTTCCAGCTGGAACAACTACATCATAAGACAAATCCACACTCAAGCTAAACTCAAAAGTAGCTACTGGATACTCACCCTCATCCCTAAAAACACCAACACTCGCACCAAGATTATCGAGATTAGTACCTGTAGCAGTAGTTACAAGCAACTGCCTTATAGTCTCATTTTTATCCACTATATTATGCAACTGTCTCAGAGTTAAAACTCTAAGTTTTTTCATATATGGATCTGACTCCAAAGGCTTATAATCATCACCCAAAAACTTTTTTAAAGCCTCTACATTTTCATTCAAAAGCTCATCAAAATCTCTATTATCCACCACCATAGGAGCAGGAAGCAAAAATAACTTTTCTTTTATATCTCTATACATATATATACCCCTCTACTCTATCTACTCCCACATCAACACTAAAAAACACCCTCTCTTCATCTTCTTGCCACTCCAAAGAGCTACTTACATAAACAAGCCTTTTGTCAAACTTTGTAGCATCTTTTAAGCACCTCTTAAAATCGATAATCCACTCACTATTAAAACTTCTATGTTTTAGCTTATAAAACTCAGTTCCATACTCAGGCTCACCTATAACAGACCCTTTAGGTGTTATCAAAGCATCAAGATAACTAAGAACAGTAGATACAGCAAAACCATCTCTATCTAAAATTCCATTTTTTAAAGGCAGTTGGTTTATTAGCTCAACTCTCATCTTGGAACTGCCTCGCTATGGTCTTTAACAGAGTGTTTATGGTCTGTCAAATTCCCTTTTTCATCAAATATTTTTTTAGCAACTCTTAGATTTTTAGTAGTTTCAACCTCTCCATCCAAAACAATTTTTGGAGCTTTTAAAGAAAAGTTACAAGGAGTATCTACTTTTATGGTTTTTGCTTTTGTATTATGCTCATACAAAGTCCCATCATAAACTTTAAAAAGCATAGTATCTTTATTAGCATTCGCTGGAAGTGGCACATCCACATAAGTAAAGTTAGGCAAAACAAAGCCATCTTCATTATTCCCAAACGGATTCAAAACCATAACTTGGTCTTTTTCTCTTGGTGGCACATGCAAAACCCCAAAAAACCCAGCTATAGTTTTATATGGTAGCCAGTTAGTAGTCCTGCCATCAACAAAAACTTTAACTTCACAAGCCTTTCCACTTCCGAGAGACACATATCTTATAGCACTTATTCTACCTACTTGTATCATTATTGTCCTCTACCAATTTTTTAATAGCTTTTAGCTTTTGGCAATTTTTATAATTTGTTAATACCAACGCTTTTGTGTATCTTTTTGCTTTATTTGCACCTTTTAAAAAAGCAACACCTCTTAAAATATTTGGATTTGGAGCTTTTTCGCATCTTAATAATTCTTGCGGTATATCGCTATTTACAAATTTATATTTTGTAACAGTAGGAGCAGGATTTTTAACGCTGCAACCGGTTAATGCGATTAGCGAAATTAATAAAATCATCAAGATTTTGTATAACACTATCCTCTCCTATATGATATTTTTTTTCATACTCTTTAATAATAGAGTGCTTTTTTTTATTAGCTTCTATTAACCTTTTTAAAGATTTTTCACAACTTTTTTGTGTATCTTCTATTTTTTCAAGCTCATGCTCTTTTATGCTCAAATCTTTTTGCAACTCTTTATTTTTCAACTGCTCCCATTTCAAAAATGCACCAAGAGCAATAACACCAACAAACAAAATTAAAGAAATGCTTTTTTTAATATCTTTTAAGAAAAAAAATAGACTCATTTTTGCACCAACCTAAGAATCTCTTCGAGTTTATTTGAAATTTCTGTTTGGCTATTAGCAACTTTTTCATAACACTCTTTAGTATTTGCCCTTTCTGTCTTTGTAACATCAGTTATCAAAGCAACTACTTCTTTATGATGTTCTTGAGACGCCCTATATTGCTCATTAAAACTTTTTTGATTTTCCACCATATCTTCAAGAGCATTTGCCATAGTTTTTTGATAATCTTTATCTTTTAAAATTATCCAAAGCAAAACAGAAGCAATAATAAAAAACAAAACCATCATAGAGCCAGTAACGCCCTGCTCTATAATTTTATGTGTTGCATCTTGCGAAATAGCTCCTACAGTATTTACTGCACTTTCTCCCATTTTACCGCCATATTTAGTTTTTTGTTTTAACAGATTAATAGATTAAAGAATGAAAAATCAACATAAAAAACATCTTTTTTGATAAAATTGTAAAAAAGTTCTAAAAAGGGGATTAAAAATGAAGTATTTGTTAATATTTTTTGTTTTAATAAACTCATTAAATGCAGGAAGTTTTAAGCTAATAGAGAAAAAAGAGTTTAAAGATAAATGGGCTTTTACTGTAGATAAGGTTAGAATAGGATGTCAAAATCAACTTCCTATAGTAGAAGCAAATAATAAAACTTATGGTCTAACAGGCTTTGCAGCCAAAATGGTAGGTCAAGATATTACACCAATTTGGGCAGAGAACAAATACATAAAAGGTTTAAAAGCAAATATCCAACCTTTTATTGATATTGCACTTAGTATGTGTAAGAAATAGTCTAAATTTCAAAATGAAATAATAGCAGCTGCTTACTATATTTCATTTTGTCATTTTTAGCTTTTTAAAATTCTTCCAACTACAAAACCAACAATGTCAAGATATTCTTGAGACTCATTAGCTTTAATA